GAAGTGGCATCGGGAAACAGCGTAATCTCATTATCTGTCGATGAGTCCGCTGTCTCCGCTGCGTCCGAATCAGGTGTCCCGGCATCAATTGCGGAGTCTACATCCAGCACGTTTTCAGTCATTGTTATGCTCCAGATTATTTTTGGCGGCGGCTACAGCCGCTTCGGGGGTGATGCCGAAGGCCGCTTGCGGCCCGTCGAGAGTGGGTTTGGACGCGGACAGTTCACTGTCTCGATGGCAGCGACTGCCGCCCACCGCATCTGCGGATTCAATGCAATTGTATTTTCTGAGCAATTGCTGTTTGTGATTATAGTCGCGTACCACCTCACCGAACCCAACGTGATATTTTCCATACATGCTCGAATGCCTGGCATGGATGAAATTAGTGCGGCCAAAGAGCATTGACGCCTCGCCACCACACTGACAAGGCACGGTGGAGCGCACCTGGGAGCTGTGGTCGAAGACCACATCAATCTGCTCCTGTCCGCATTGCGAACATTCAAAATCGTGGAAAATCATAACCCTCCTAGTTCTGACCTGGAGCGCGCTGCACTTCCTGTGACATTTCCTGTGCCTGCGACCGCACTAAAGAGACAATACCGCCTTCACTGCCGCTGCGTTCGCGCACACCAGGAATACGGCCCGCAGGCTTCTGCCGTCCCGGCGCCCCCTGGCCCTGAGCCATCTGTTCTAGAAACTGCTGGTGCTGCTGCATGTGCTGCTGCGTGACTTCAAGCACCTGCTGCTGCTGCGCCGGGAGCAACTGTTGAAATTCCGCTATAGTCTGGATCTGTTTATGTATTTCGATATGCTCTTGATGCTTTTCCTCTGGCAATACGTTCGACTGATAGCCGCGCAAGAAATACATAACATTTTCCATACTCGCCAACTTCTGTGTCTCCACCGACACTGGCCGCTTGAAGTACTTATCTGGGTCAGACACCTTGAACGCCTTAAGCAATCCCTTAATCGACTCGTTACGGTCGATTTCCGGCAGTTGCGAGGTGTAATTAAACAGCGCCAGCGCATCCTCGCGCTCCAGTTGCTCAGTCAAAGGTGCCATGGTACCGGTTTCAATATCCACCTTGTAACGCACCCGCAACATATCAGAAGTTACCGCTTCGTACACCGGTTCGGCTTCATCGTGGGCGACATTGATCAAAAATTTATCGGGTAGATAACGCTGATCAGCCATCATCCGCAAAGTGTTCTGCACCACGGTACGATAAAGCACGGCGACCTTGTCCTGCATCCACTCGCGGTTGAGCTGACCGTAGCTGGCAATCAGCGAAGCCTCGGTAGCGGTGCGTTTGGGACCGCCACCCATCGCCATCTGCGACACCTGCAAGCTCTGCTCTTCGTACATGGCGGCATCGCGTTCCAGGCCCAGTTGATCCTGCGGCAAAGCGCCCCAGGACAATTCCTTAAAACTCTGATTAACGTCGTCAACCCAGATGATCTCGCCATCCTTGCCAGTTTCCAGCGTTTGCGCGATATCGGCGTTGTTGTCGCGCTCACGCCGCGATCCCAGCAGGATGCGTGGATAACGCTTGAGCAAATCCGCACGGCGCGATATCGACTCGACAATGAGCTTCTGCAGATCTTCGGCATATGCCATCGGCGGCTGACCGTAAAACGATCCCTGACTTTGATCGAATTTGAGGGGGATATAGGGAAATCCCCCCTGCACCAGAAAACCCTCTTCCGGTTCGTACTCGCCGGTCATAAGCATTTCGCCGGTGAACGGATCCTGTTCCATCACCGGCTGCATCGCCCGCATCGGATGCTCAACATCCTCTATCGGATCTTCGACCCCTGGCGCGAAGGTGTAGCGCCGGCGATTCATACGGTCGTGGATCTCATACAGCACCGTCATCTCGCCCATGCTCTTGGCCTGATTCAGCGCCTCTTTTTCGCCGGCGGTGTCGATAGCGGAGAGATCACCGAGAAAACTGTCTGTTACCTCTTCGTTTCCGTCTGAGGGTTGTATCTGACGACGGTTAACGAAACGCTCGTCCTTTTTCACGTATTCCAGCGGCACCAGCATCTTCTCGATTATATAACGGGCATGAGAGAGCTTATGCGGAGGGGTCAGCGGATCGACAAAGATATTGAAGGGGTTAACGCGGTGGATATAGGGAAAATCGTTCGCCAGCGCGTCGTTAATAGTATAAGGCGCAATGAGATCGTCGTCACCGGGAGGATTGTAGCCACATTTGAGCCATCCGACGTTGCAGAAGAGGGCGTCAAAGATACATTGCTGCACTTCGGCCTTGGTATTCATCTGCTCAAGAGCGGCGTTTGCCACGCGCTCTAAAATATCGGCAGCGAACTCGTAATCCGGCTCCTCAACATGGAAAAACATATGCGGGTAGCGAAATGAGATCGAGGCGATGATCTGCCGCGACAATGGATAGAACCGCGATACCCGCACCACCTGCTCAGCGGGTAGCGAACCGATCTCCATATCCATCTCATAGGCCCGCAACAGGCGTTTCCACACCTTATGGCGCTCACGCATGTAGCGCTGGCTGTTTTCAATGCAGCCGGACCAGAAATCTATTTCCTTCTTCTTCATTTAGGCTTCGGCGTACCGTTGAATCCTTTGCTGTTGTTCTTATGTCTGACCTTCTTACCACTGCGCTTGGCGGCACGTTCGGCAGCGGCGTAGCCCTGGGGCGTGTAACTGTAATGCTTGCTCCCCACCTTGGGCATTACTTTTTCACCTTTTTACCCAAAATATCAGCGTTGACGGGGACCGGCTTGGCGCGCCGTCCCGGTTTGCTGCTCTTGCTCTTTGTGGGGGTGGGGGTACCGTTGAATTTCATCTTACAGCTCCTGGTTACGCCGCTTGGTAGCGGCTTTTGCGGTTTTTGATGTTCTTGGTCAACTCGTCCAGCAGTTCCTGTGCCGTTCCGGTGGGGTCGCGTTCCGCGATACGCAACGGCTTATATACATGCATCATGGCATAACGCAATTCATCGGCGGCATGGTCCTCGGCCTTGGTATCGAGATCTTCGGGATTTACGGAAGAACGCGGTAAAGACGGTAAGGTCCGCATCAAATTATCGTTCCAGCCGGCAAAACAGTAGAAACGCTCGTTGATTAAGGCATCGTTGATCACCCGCCAGCCGTTAACTCGATCATTATTAGCTCTGGTGAGCCACAATCCATGCTCCCCGAACACGTCAGCGGGAGAATGATTCATAACTTCGGTGAGCCGGCGCTTAACGAAGATCGACGGATCGGCGTAAATCACCGATGGTCGCCGTCCGTCAGTAAACGGAGAGCCGTCTATAAGTTCATTGATATTCTGCGCGTGCTGCGAAGCGGTAGCGTTGGCGCGGTAGTATTCACTCAACCGATAGACGTTGTCGTCGTGATCGACGCTGTAAAGACCGAAACTGGTAGGCGCGGCCTCGCCGTAATCCAACGCTCCAAACAGCGGCCAATGCGACGGCACCTGAAAACTGGGAACGGCGATACGGTCGTTGTTCCACAAGCCGAAAAAGGCTCCGACGATAGCGTCCCAATCCCCTTCGAGCCAGGCTTTGACCAGCTGCTCGTCACCTACCGACTTAAGGCGCTCGATGTACTGCGGATCATTATCCAGCAAAATACGGTTGTCGCTAAGCAGACTGCGGACATACATGCGCTGCATATTATCCGTACCAGTAACCAGATGCCCCTCTTCACCGGCATCAATAAAGTAACTCTTAACGGCGTTATGGCCGGGACCGCCGGGATTTCCGGTACTTCTAATACGCTTATTGGGAATGTCATGGGCTGAACGCAGACAAGCCTTAAGCCGATGATAGGGCTTGAGATCAGACCATGAAGTCAGCTCGTCCCAGCCAATCCAGGTATATTGATGGCCTTGATAATGGTCAGCATCAATCTCCGACTCGATATGCCGCAGCTTGAGGCTGGCACCGTTGGGAAACTGCCAGGTATGAGAACCGACCTTATACTCAGCACCGGGAAAAAGCTCATGGTAAATAACCCTGGAGCGTTCCACCAGTTCATCGAGCTCAGGGTAGGTGCGGCGGAACAGCACCCCACGCCAATGCTCCCCATGCCTCTCCACATCCGAAGAGAAATCCCCCAGGAGAAACTCGCTTTTTCCACCCCCACGAGAACCGCCAAAGAACAACTCGTCCACGAAACTGGCACGAATCGCCTTTTCCTGCGGTCCAGCTTGGGGTTTCCAGCTCATGCGTACACCTCTACCAGATGCGGTTTAAGCGCGAGAGCGAAATGTTCAGCGATCTGCGGCACAATTGCATTCCCTAATCCTTTAAGTCGGTCCACCCCATTGGGTATCCCATGAGCCACTCGACCCACATCGGGTTCAGTTGCCCAGTATTCCCATTCTCTATCACCTGCTCCTTCAAACGGGAAGTCTTCATTCGCCCTCCCACAACTGTCTCCAAATTCAAGAACCTTTTGGGATCGTTGGCCGTCTCCGATGTTATCGTTGATGCCATTGCACAGTTTGCCCGCGGGGAGGGCCACAGCCC